TAATAATTAAGGGAGGGGTCGTAGGGGAACCGCAGGTTCCCCACACTTACCTAGTTTTTTGTTCTTCAACGATTCCAACAAGAATGACATCATGTAAATTGGACTTTTCATGTTCTTGTCCATTTCCATCATCATTGCCTTGTCCATTTCCATCATCATTGCCTTATCCTGCATCTTCTTCTCCCGATACTTCTTCTGATATTCGCGCTGATATTCACGGTCCATTTCTTGTTTTTCTGCCTTCTGCTCTGGTGTGTGATATTTCACATTGTGTGCTCCACCGCGCTGGATGAGCGGCGCATCCAATGGAATGCCTACCTTCATTCTGTATGCATTGCGCGCTCTTTCTCTGTTGGTCTCTTTTTCGTCTTTTGCTGCCACTGCAGCAATAGCAGCATACTCTCTCTTCTTCCACGCTTCAATATCCTTGCATGACAAACACACAGAATGTTTTTTGCATGCACTGCAGTTTTTGCAAGTTGAGCACACACGCTTGGTCTTTGATTCGCAAAATGGGTCTGAGCATTTCACAAAGGATTTCATAGGGTTATTGCGATTCAACACTTCAATCTCTGGTTGCTCAAGGTGAATCTTATTAATCCAGTACTGTTCGTAGTTATGCGCAACCTCAATGTCATCAGTCACAATGGTTTCCACAACATTCATTTCGACTGCATCCCAACCACCGTTGTTGTTAATTGCCGTGTACAATTGCAGTCTAGAATTAAAAGTTTTAAAATTCTTGTTGAGGTTATCTTTGCATGCGCGTTTGTGTGAATTTTTTCTCTCACCGAAGTTTTTAGTCAATCCAACATATGCAAAATCCTTGCCTTTTATGATGTAAATTAAATATTCAGTTTGTTTGACGGGGTCGGGCACATCATATTCCCATCTTCTAAGTTCTGGTTCTGGTTCTTGAACAGGTTCTTGAACAGGTTCTTGAACAGGTTCTTGCTCATCAAAATCTATCTTATTCTCAGATTCATTCCATTTTCCAAGTTCAAACACAACTTTGTTATTAATCCATTGTTCATAATCATAAATGGTGCCATGTTTCTTTGATTTCAAATACAATTTGCCATCAACGGTGATTTTCTTCACAATATCGGTTTCCTCTGCTGGTACGGGTACAGGCGCAGGCACAGGCGCAGACACAGGCACAGGTTTAGAAACTAGTTTGCTGATGGTCGCACCTTCCATGCGCATCACATCCATCCAGTAAGCAGTGTGAACAAACCGATTTCCAATCTGACTTTTTGGAATTACCAGCATGTCAAACATCTGGTCTTTCAAGTTGTTCATTGATTTTGCAGTTATCTCTGTGTTTTTGTATGTTGCATCAAAATGCTCTACCACATGCTCATCATCATGAGCACATTTGAGCATTATTGCCTTGACGCAATAGGCAGTTTCCTCCACAATGACAAATGTCACCAGTTTATTCTGTGTGGGTTTTCCACAAGTAACAATTTGGTTCAACAATTTAATTCCAGAGGTGTTCATTTTCTTAAAGGGGGTTCTTCGAGTTCTTTTAATTTCAGTTTGCTTTGTTAATTTTAGTTTTGTTTTGTGCTTTTGGGTGTTGTCTCAAAAAAAGAGATCAATTTTTTGGTCGCAACCAAATTCGTGATGGCACACAATTCTATTTTCTTCTATAATGTATATTTGAAGAATGTCAATTTTCCTGTTTGATGAAGAAGAAACCACGGGCAAAATAAATATAGATTCCCTGTATGAACGTCAACAAAAAAAAGATTTAAAACAGGTTGCCATATTTAATAAAATTCTAAACCGCATTCACAACAAAATCAAAATCACTGCGCGCAGTCGCATGGGCGACAAATATATTTGGTTTACCGTTCCCGAATATATCTTTGGTGAACCCGTCTACCAACAGGCAGATTGTATCGCCTATTTAGTGGATAAATTGGAAGACAACAAATTTCACATTCGATATGTGCATCCCAATGCATTATTTGTTTCGTGGGCGCACTTTGTCCCTTCATATGTGAGGAGCGAAATTAAGAAAAAAATGGGTCTAATTGTAGATGAACGCGGCACTGTTATAGATAAATTGGAAAGCGTGTCGACCGATTCATTGAATGACCGGTTGATGAATAAACCGGGTGCCGAACCCAAAAAAGAACAGAAGAATTACACGCCTATTGCAGATTATAAACCGACTGGCAATTTTGTGTATGACAAGGAATTTTTTGAAAAACTAGAGAAGCGGATATCTTAAAAGGGGAACCAAGGTTCCCCTTGGACCCCTCCTTTTTATTTTATGACTTTTTTTTATTTCAGTTAGTATTCCCTTGGTTCCATTAAAGGGAAGGATCATAAGGAAACCGTAGGTTTCCTTAGATGTACAACGCCTTCTGTATGTCCGATTTGATGTTTTTCATGTGAATGTGTTCCTCGCTCCAACAGCGGATGCATGCACTTTTGCTCAGGTTCCACTTTGGTTTAATGTCCGGGATTATGCCACTGAATATTTGTTCAGCGCGGTTTTTGTGAAAGTCAGATGTAGTAATGACTATATCTGGCAAATTGTCTTGTGAGAAATTGCTATTCACCCACTGTTTTAAATATGCAAAATTCTCTGCTGTATTGGTTGCCTTCTCTTCCAACACGATTTGTAAATTCAATGTTTCATCAATCATGTTTGCTGCCTTGCTTGCTTCTGTTTCAACATTGTGGTCGGCAATCGCATTCTTGACCCCGCCCGAAATAAACAGAATATTCGGATTCTCTGACGTGTTGATATATTCCATTGCTGTGTGAATTCTCTCACCCAATATGGTTTCATCAGCAGACCCCAAGACAACATGAACATCGCGTTTTTTGGAATTCTCTGGTGCACCGTGCGCCACACACAACAAGCAGACAGTTAAAGTTATTAAAATTTGGAAAATCATTTTTTGTTTATTATAGTTTTTTGTGCTTTCTGTTGTTTGAAATGAAAACATGATCAATTTTGTCGATGCAATAAAAAAAGTCACTTCCAAATGAAGTGACTTTTTTATTTATTTTTAATTAATTAATTATACAAAATATGCAAATATACAAAATACACAAAATACACAAATTTATAACTTACCATTGACCCACCTGCCTTTCATCTGTTTGTCGTTCTCATATTCGCCAACCCATGTTTTATTGGTCATGCTTTTATAATAATGACACACGCCATGAAACATACCATTTACAAAACTACCCCTATGGTAACTTCCGGTGCCCCAATAATAGGTGCCTTGTCCATGCTGACAACCATTTTTAAATTCCCCTTCATAATAGGGTTGCGTTTCTTCGTTGTCTGTGTCATAATACTGTATTCCATATCCATTTGCAAGTCCATTCACAAAAGTGCCTTTTATTATAGAATGGCAACGCGTTTTTCCATCTGAATCACATGGCATACCAATGGCGTTTATGTGCTCACCTGCGAATATTTCTTTAGTTCCCTTGCCGTGCGGGACTCCATTCTTCCATTCGCCTTTGTATTGCGATTTGCCGTCTTTCACAAGATACCAGGTGTTCTCGTCTTTGACCTCGGCCTCGTCCTTGTCCTCGCGCTTGTCCTCGTCCTTTTTTTTCTGGTTACACTGACTAAACAAGAATATCATGAGGAATATGTTGATTAACTTTAACATTATAGTGTATTCCATTTTACTTTGAAATAATTGATTTTAACTGGGTTTTGCTTTAATTTATCTGTGTTTATTTTTTGTGCTTTCTGTTGTTGTTTTCAAAACATGATCAATTTTTTCGATTGCGTTTCTTACAAGTCTTTCTACTTTTGCGTCTGCGTTTTTTACCTCCAATAATTCCTAAATTTTTCACAGTTGATGTCAACATATTTGCAACAGCACCACTATTTTTTATTTTGTCTTTGAGACCCTCTATTTGTTTCAATTGCAATGCATTATCCATATCTTTCATGCTTTCCTCGGTCTTTTGCAGGTCATCAATGCTTTTGCAACCAGAACTGCCGGGAATTCGCATCTCGGTGCGTCGCTGCTTTTTGAATGCAGAAAAATCTTCTTCTGCCTCTTTTATCTTTTCGCGATTTTCATCATACTCTGGTTTTGTTTTTCCCAAAATCTCTTTTATTGCATCAGCAACTTTGTTGGCACTTTTTGACAATTTTGATGGTCTCGGTTTTCCACCTTCTATTTGTTTAAACTTGTTGTCATCATCTGCTAAAAATGAATTTAAATCGCCGCCTTTCATCGTTAATACATCTCCGACATCCGAATCATTGATGCCCTTCAACTTACTAATCAACTTCTGTTTTGCATCCTTTTTTTTTGCTTCATCATTTTTATTCTCTATTATTGCCTTTGCATATTCTTCAATTGCTTTGTCTATTTTGCCATCGGTTTCTTTTATTATACTGTTGAAATTCGAAAAATCCTCTATTGTCGATTTGTATATGGGAAAAATTTCGCGATTAAACATTTTGGACGCCTCCATCTGGACCGGATAACTTTCAAATATGGTCTTCAAATGTTGTTCAATCTGGGGTTGGATTAATTCATACATCATGGCATCTGCTTTTTCGGTCAATATCTCATCCACCATTCCAACTATTTGATCCGATATTTTCTCTATTATATTTTGAATCCCTATACCACCACTACCAGAAGTCATGTTTGATGCTGCTGACATTCCTAATTTATATTACATCCATATATTTATCTTCATCAACAAAAATTGATTCCAAATTGTACAATACATTGCAAAAGAATATAGAAAAGAAAACTATTAAATCACAGACCCCTTCTCTAAAATGGAAATCAAAAATACTTCTAAATTGCGAAATTCAAATCATGTGAATCGGACAAAAAAGAAACAAACACCCCAATTGTCAAATGCCGAAAAATCGCGACTATGGAGTTTATTGGACAGTGACAAAAAAGAGTCAAACATAGAATGCGTGTATGAATCTGCGCGCGATGTGTGTCTTACTTGCGAATCGCCCCTTCTTGTGATGGATGATGGATTCCCCACATGCAGCAACAACGAGTGTGGGCGATTTTATCGCGATGTGCTCGATTTTACGCCCGAGTGGCGATATTATGGTGCCGATGACAAGAATTCGAATGACCCGACCCGCTGCGGGAATCCTATTAACCCTTTATTACAGGAATCGTCGCACGGGTGCAAGGTTCTTTATACCAACAAATCGTCGTATGAAATGCGCAAGATTGGGCGATGGACCGAGTGGCAGTCGATCCCTCATAAAGAGAAATCCTTGTATAACGAATTCATGCACATCACTACTATGGCGCAGAATGGCGGCATTTCTAAATTGTGCATCGACGAGGCAATGGTGATTCATAAAGATATATCGGAGCAAAAAATGTTTCGCGGGTGCAATCGCGCCGGAACTATTGCGGCGTCCATCTATATTTCATGTAGGCGCAACGAGTGTCCGCGAACCGCGCACGAACTTGCTGAGATATTTCATTTGGACAAAACCAGCGCCACAAATGGGTGCAGTCTGGCGCTAGATATGCTCAATAATGTGGAGCGCAACAATGGGTCTGAAGACCAGTCTGCATTGTGTTCTACCTCACCAAAGGATTTTATCGAGCGATACTGCAGTCGTCTTAATATGACAAAACAGCAAATCATGTTGGCAATGTTCATTGCGAAAAAGGTGGAAAGCAGCAATTTAATACCGGATAATACACCCAATTCGATTGCTGCAGGCATTGTGTATTTCATTTGCCAGTTGTTTGACTTGAGCAAATCCAAAACTGAGATTAAAGGCATTTGTGGAGTGAGTGAAGTCACTATCAATAAGTGTTTCAAAAAATTGGAGATTATCAAAGAGCAGATTGTTCCATCGCAGTTTATAAATTGCGTTGCGGCAGTTGCTTAAAGTTTAAAAAATGCCAATAAAGTATATTGGCATTTTTATGGCGTCCAACCCTTTCAAGAATCTAAAACCGTCGGTTCCTTTGGACCCTTTCAAGGTTCTAAAACCGTCGGTTCCTTTGGACCCTTTCAAGGTTCTAAAACCGTCGGTTCCTTTGGACCCTTTAGTCGTTTTTGTTGTTCCTTATAGGAATCGCGTTCAACATTTGGAACAGTTCAATAAACACATGCCCACTGTATTGGCAAATGTGCCTTGGACATATCGTTTTTTGTTTATACACCAGTGCGATGAACGCTCCTTCAATAGAGGTGCTATGAAAAACATTGGTTTTATTGCTGTCAAACAGATGTATCCTGCCAACTATAAAAACATAACACTTGTGTTTAATGATGTAGATTGCATGCCCAAGGAGGCAAATGTGTTGGATTATCCCACCAAACCTGGAATCGTAAAACATTTCTACGGATACACTTATGCTTTGGGCGGCATTATCTCTATTTTGGCGGGAGACTTTGAACGCATTGGTGGGTTTCCCAATTTTTGGGGGTGGGGATATGAAGACAATATGCTACAAAACCGCGTTTTGAAAAACAGGATGCAAATTGACCGCAGCACCTTTTTTTACGCCAATGATTTTTTAATTGAAACTGCTGTGAAAAAAGGCGAACCTATACCCGATAGAGATTCGATGCCGATTATTCAACATTTTCATGGCAATGAACGCATCATTAATTATGATGATTTTGAAAAATACTCGATACATACGCGTGATGGAATCGGAAGCATACGCAATCTAAACATTGTGTTTGACCCAGAAACTAATTTTGTGAATGTGCAGACATTTGATGTTGGCAGGGAAGAAGACAAGAAAAAAAGTTTTAACTATAATTTGGCAAATGGTAATTTGCCGTTGAAATATTTTTCACGCAAGGGGAGCACAGCAACCATGAATATGACTTTTTTTTAATTGAATATGGGTTTGCCATTCTTGTATACACCTGCCTCAATGGTGATTTCACCATCTTCGTCGGCAGCATAAATCACACTGTTTTTCTCATTTGACACATAATATGTTTTACCGTTTATCTCGATTTCGTAAACATCCTCTTCCTCGCCCTCACCCTCAACTACTTCCTCTGTCTCTTCCTCACCCTCAACTACTTCCTCTTCCTCTTCCTCGCCCTCAACTACTTCCTCTGTCTCTTCCTCTTCCTCGCCCTCAACTACTTCCTCTTCCTCTTCCTCGCCCTCAACTACTTCCTCTGTCTCTTCCTCGACCTCGACTACTTCCTCTTCCTCGACCTCGACTACTTCCTCTTCCTCGACCTCGACTACTTCCTCTTCCTCGCCCTCGACTACTTCCTCTTCCTCGCCCTCGACTACTTCCTCTTCCTCGCCCTCGACCTCAACTACTTCCTCTGTTTCCTCTTTGTCTTCCTCTTCCTCACATTCGTCATCAATTACTTCGTCGTTGGTTGAGAATGTCGGGGTAATTGGTCTTAATAAGGAATACCTGTCATCAATCGTCATTTTAATTGCAGGTTCGTCATCTCTGCAAAGGTCAATTACAATTGTATTATTTGCAACAGGTTCGAATATCTTTTCCTGTTTGATAAAAACCACCTCGTCATCATCATCATCTTCTAAAGTTGCTGCGGAAGTTTCTTCAATAACATTTGTCTTTTTACTTTTTTTCTTCATGGATTTAATCTCCATTTTCAGTTTTTCATTCTTTCTTAGCATTTTACGATTAGCACTCTCAAAATACATGATATTGTGTTTTAACATCTTGACTTGTTCTTCTAATTCCTCTTTCTCAATTAAGAGATTTTGAAACAGAGGAAGTTCCATCAATATCTGATTGGTCTTGTTTAACTCGGAAGCGTGGAATTGCATTTTTAGTATTTATCTCTATTATATTTGTGTTTTTTCTTTTCAAATCATTTTTGAGAATCAATTTTTTTGAGACCCCCCAAGTCAACTAATCACACAGAATCTATTGTTTGTTCTGTGTGATTTATTATTGCACTATTCCTATTGCACTATTCCAAACGCGCTCTTCATCAAATTGCTCTTGCTCGGTCCCGCCACTTTCTCACTCTGTCGCTTCACCTTGTATGCCCCCGTAACCGTCTTCACTGAAACATTGGAACTGTTGCCAATATTCAAAATGGTCTCGTCCGTCTCTTCATGCAATTCCGGCATCAATCGCGTAATCGGTTTATCAATGGTCAAATACATATGATCCGTCTTCAATAATTTCCTGTATTCCTGTATTGTCAGCGTGCCATAATATTTCTCCAACGTGTAATACGGGTTGGGCGCCGGTTTGATGTTCTTTGAATATCCATATATCTTTCCATAAATGCGGTTCAACAAATGATAGCGCTCAAACTTGGTGCTGTCATCCATAGTCTCCTTCATCAAATATGCCACCGCACACTCAGGTCGACAAAAAGACCCATATGCGTAAATCGACCCCTCGCTCTCATACTTGGGTATGTAACAAGTGGGGTTGTCATATTCATATGTGCACCAGAAACATGCCGACTTGTTTTCCACACTGGCGTTTTTGTATAATACGACGCGCAATTGCTTTAATTTTGTGTTGATGTCTTTGATTGATGTGTTGCATTCATCTGCATCAGCATTGGTAGCGCCGCGTTTTTCATTACATACCTTGCACAATCCATTTTCATTACACTCTGCATATGCATTATTGTTGAGTTTCTTGTTTTCGTCATACACGGAATAATTGTTGTTTGCATTGTATGTCATTATTTCGGGCGGTTTTTCCGGATTGTAAGAAAACTCGTCAATTGTCATTTTGTTGCCTTTTTCGTTGTATTCATTCAACTCCTTGGATGAACACTTTAAATGCAAAATCACGTTTAATAATTGAACCTGTTGCGACTGAACATCGTCAGTTTTTGATATTAATTTACCACCCTTCGGTTTGCGCCCCTTCTTCTTTGAATCATCGATGACTTCAACCACTTCAATGGTGATGTTGGGTTTTGCCTTGGTGCGAGTCTTCTTGGGTGCGAGTGTTTCCATTTGATAGTATGCTAATTATTTATAAATACATGGACATTTGTCTAAGTGTTTTTTGAATGTTTTGTGGGGCGAAATTTTTTGGTTCCGGTAGATTTTATGATTTCCACGTTTTTTCGGGTTCCTGTTTTTTTATTGTGGAAAATCATGGATTCTAATTCCTCGAATATTTTAGAATCTAAAAACGTCGCATCTTCATTGTTATGCCGCGCTTTTGAAGGATATCTTCGGGAAACTAGTCCCAATGGCACTTGCAAATTGCGCAACTTGTCAAACAGGGAATCATTGGTATTGCTTGCTGCACCTCCTACCATTGTGCCGTGTCTTTGATTTTCTAGCAATTTTGCAGCGTTGTATCCGCCCTTTGCTTCATATTCATTCACTCGTGTTTCTATGTGTTCTGGTGAATAATGCATCTTGTTTGCGCCTATATAGAATACTCATATCATAAATATGAGTATTTTGTCGGAGAGTCAGTGCTGTCATCCAAATGCATTATTCGACATCAGAGTCATATCCACTAGACTCGCGCACCTTTGCAGTGCCCCGTTTCATTCCCTTTTTAAATGTGCGTTTAATGTCCCACGATTTTTTTGTCTCGCGCTTGCTTTTTAAATACTCAATGATGTAGTCAACGGTTTTCTCCTCTGGAATGATATCTGCTAAATATTTTTCCAAAAATGAATAAGACAGCGATGAATGCGACTGCTTCTCATAATACTCGATTTTGCTGTCGCTGGTCTCTATCTTGCGATTTTCCATCTTGTGTTCGCGAATATATTCACACACTGATTTTGTTAGAGTTCCATGCTCGTTCCGCATTTCGCGCAACTTTTGATTTGCAAGTCGAATTTGTGTGTCTAATAGCAACCATTTTTTCATGGAATTCTCAAAAACAGTCAGGTCCATTATTTATATTATAGTATATTTACATTCTTCATTTTCTTCCGCCGCGCTGACTCTGTCTGCGACTCTGTCTTTGTCTCTTACTCCATGTTTGTCTTTGTCTCTGTCTGCGACCACCACTCTGTCTTCGACCACTACTCTGTCTTCGACCACCACTCTGTCTTCGACCACTACTCTGTCTCTTACTCTGTCTTCGACTCTGTCTGCGTTTTCCACCCTTCATCGCAATTGCATTTCCTATGCCAGCGTGCTGCTGTCCCATGTCACCATATGTCGACACAGCATGGTGCCACGCCGATTGTCCTGCATTTCCTCCCGTTTGCACTTGTTGTTGTGGTTCTTGAGTTGCCATTTGTTTTATATATTACGCGCGCACATTTATTATAAAAGTTCGTCTAAATTATTGAATGCGTGAATGCGTTCCAATAAAATCTCGATGCGTTTATATTGCCGCGTCAAATTCAACATGGCAATAATACTCGTTAATCCAAAGAGGAACAGCAATACACAATAGACGCAAATTAGCAACAAGTAGAAATAGATTTCGCTGTATATGAATCCACCAAACGGTTTGAGCATTTCTTTCACTTCCGTTTTGAATCCTTCGTTTTGCATAAAATCGTGGATGGTCTCCTTCAACGTTTTCATTATTTAATTATACACATGATTTTTGCTATATAATTTTGGCGCATTCGTCTGTATGACAATCGTTTTGTTTTGCATAATTTATACAAATGGAGAATATTTATGAGGCAACACGCGAATTTCAATTTAATCAACTTATGCTGACTTCACCAATTTCTGTTTCTGGAGGTGCACATTTTAGCAAAATATTAATGAATAAATTGCCCTTGTATATTCAAACTCCTAAATGCAAAACCAAACAGGGTATTGTAAAATCGGGTAAAAAAATGTATGCCGACCTGGTTTTCACACATGACGACGAAGAATTCATACAATGGTTGGAAACGCTGGAAACCACCGTGCGCAAATTGATTTTTGATAATCGCACTAAATGGTTTGATGTGGAGTTGTCGGAAGAAGATATTGAAAACTATTTTGCGCCTACCATAAAAATATTCAAATCTGGCAAGATGTATTTAGTGAGAGTGAATGCAAACAGCAAAACCAGTGGTGCAATCACTATGTCAAACATGAAAATTTATGATGAGAATGAGCAACCTGTTGAAATGGATGCCATCGATGACAAAACTACGATGATAACTATTGTCGAAGTGCAGGGCGTGAAATGCTCGTCCAAGAGTTTTCAGATAGAGATTGAAATTAAACAAATTATGGTTTTGAAACCGGTTGACCTGTTTCAAAAATGCATAATTAAATCGTCAAATCCAATGACCAGTGTTTTGCCAGAACCTTTAGACGAAAATATCAAGGTTGCCGCAACTACTATTTTGAAACCTGTGGACGAACCTCCTCCCATCAAAATTGAAATTGTTGAAAAACAAATAGATGTAAAGGAAGATGTGAAGGTGGAGGCAAAGGCAAAGATAGAGGCAAAGGTAGAGGAAGAGGCAGATGCAGAAGATGATGATGATAAACAACCTATTATTAAAATTTTAGGCGATGATGTTTCCGAAGTTGATTTGGATTTGGACAATTTGGAAGATTCTGACACTTTTCATTTGAAAGAGAAAACCGAGGTGTATTATGAAATGTATCGGGAGGCAAGGAGAAAAGCAAAGTTGGCAAAATCTTTAGCACTTTCTTCTTTTATGGAGGCTCGCCGAATTAAGAATTTATACATGTTGGATGATATCGATGACAGTGATAGTGATTTAGACGATTTGGATGAATCTGCATGAAATGCAAAATAAAATAATTATATCAATCCGTATTATATAAATTACCGAATGTTTACCGAAGTTTTTAGTGGGTTTTCTAAATTTTTTACTCCTCAAAGAGTTTTCATTTTTGTGATTTTCTTGACTTTGACATGGTTGCTATTATCTTATTCGGATGCCAAATCTATGAGTCTTGATGGCATGGATACTGGTTATGGCAGTGCCGTTCAAAGTGTTAATATGAGTGAAACTGGTTCATCCACAGGTGCTCCCAGTGCTCCAAGTGCTCCTACTGGCGCTGTTGCTAGTCCCACTGATCTGTTGCCTGCTGATCAGAACAGTGAATGGGCTGCGCTCAACCCTGTTAACATGAGTCAGGGCAACATCATTGCCGGTGATATGTTACAGGCAGGATACCACATTGGTCTTGACACCATTGGACAAACCATGAAGAACGCCAACTTGCAACTGCGAAGTGATCCCATCATTCCCAAGCAGAATGTTGGACCCTGGAACCAGAGCACATATGAACCCGACTATGCTCGTGTTCCGCTAGAGGTTGGATGTAGCGCATAAAGGAAACCCATGGTTTCCTTTAGAACCTTCCTTCGTCTAGTAATATTCTTCAATGTGGGTTGATGCCCAAATTCAGTATTTTAAAACCTCTTGTTTTTAAAATATTCATGTGTTTTGTTCACTCCATTTATATTCTACATTATTTTTATCATGGAATTCATTATTGCCCTCGCCATTTTCATTTTTGTCCTCATTTTTTACAGTCAAATCATGTTTCAACTCAAAAAAGGCGACGACATGGAAATCTACGAATTAGACTACACCAACAACAAAGAACTTAATGACAGCGCCAATCTAAAACAACCATTCATCTTTTTATTTAGCAATTTTGACACCTATTTCAAAATGACGCCTCTATCGAAACTCATTGAAGATCAAGGCAATTTTGATATTGTTCTCAAAGAAACCTCCGACTACCATTCTAATTCCCCCGCCAAATATTCAAATACCCCATTAACTCTAAGCGCTGCATCAACTCTCATGAAATCCGACTCGGAAGGTAAATATTACAGCGCAAACAACGCCCATTTCATTATTGAAACTAACCTGTTTAAACAATACAAACAAATTGATGCAATCCTTCAAACACCCATGTGTGTGAGTTCCAATTATGATGTTATCATCGGGTCTCATGGCGCCACAACGCCGCTTGCCTATCACACAAATGAACGCAGATTCCTCTATGTGATCGGTGGCAAAGTCCAAGTGAAAATGACCCCATGGCGCAGCAACAAATACATGGTGGTTGATAAGGATTTTACCTCGCCACTCAATGTGTGGAATCCCCAAGAGCAATACAAATCGGGGTTTCTCAAAATGAAATTCCTGGACTTTGTTGTGCACCCCGGACACATATTGTATGTGCCGCCGTTTTGGTTTTACAGCATGCAATTTGAAAAGGACAATAGAGATATTGTTATTCACCAATTTGATTATGGGTCTGTCATGAATGTAATCTCCAATTTGCCGAATTTGGTCCAACAGATGTATAGGAAGTTTGCAGGTCCCAATGATGGGAAAAAAAAGATTGAGCAAATAAGGGGAACTACGTTCCCCTTGGACCCCTCCTTTTCTTTTGTTTAAAAACACATGCATTAATTCATTGCCCTGAACAGTTTGGACCCCTCCTTTTCTTTTGTTTAAAATGCACATACGTTAATTCATTGCCCTGAACAGTTTGGCGCCCTCCTTCATGTCTGCCTCATTGTTTCCACAATACTTCTCGTCTATCAATACAAGAAGTATATCAATCCTTTGTGCAAATGACAATGCTAATATGTATTGCTTCAGTTGGTCCGGTGCACATCGGTCCGAATAACTTATCAACATGTCATTTATTAAATCGTGATGGTCCGTCAAATTCTCCTGTTTGATGTGGGTAAGTGCCTTGATTCCATTGGCAACCGTCATTCGTGTTTGAAACATCTCGGATACTTTGCGCTGCTTTGCCTCTAATTCTGAATTTTCCAATTCTGCCTGTCTTGCTTTTTCTATTTCTTCCTGTTTTAACTTTTCCAATTCCTCTAGATTTGCCTGTTTTGCATTTTCTAATTCTTCCTGTTTTAATCTTTCTAATTCTTCCTGTCTTACCTTTTCCAGATTTGCATTTTCTAATTCCTCTTGTTTTAATCTTTCTAATTCTGCATTTTCTAATTCCTCTTGTTTTGCATTCTCTATCGCCTCTTGTTTTATTCTCTCCAATTCCTCCTGTCTTGCCTTTTCTATTGCCTCCTGTCTTGCCTTTTCTTGTTTTGCATTCTCTATCGCCTCCTGTTTTAATCTCTCCAATTCCTCTTGTTTTGCATTCTCTATCGCCTCTTGTTTTATTCTCTCCAATTCCTCTTGTCTTAACTTTTCTAATTCCTCATTTTCATTGTTGATTTCCTTGCATTTTAGTTCAAAATAATCAATAACTTTTGCAAAATGCTGTTTCTTAATATGCTCTATCAACCGCGTCAAATTTGCCGGAATATCCGAAGCAACATGCTGATTCTTATTTTCTTGTATTCCAATTGCCATGTCCATACGATTATCATGACACGACTCCGTGCAATAAGACAACTCTGTCCTATGCAACACGGTTTTCATAAATCCATCCCAGTTGCCACGAGCAGATGATATTTTGTAATCATCCAACTCAATACTGGAAATGTATTGTTCGTTTCTAATTATTGATAATTTGGCAACAGTCATTTTTAATTCATCCTTTCCACCTTCGAAGAAATTCTCGTCATATTCACAGAGACTTAGTCTGCGGGATGGATCGCCATATCCCACTTTTCGTTTTCCTTTTTTATCCTCCTCCACAGTTTTTATTGGGTTTTGTTCATCAAACCACCTCACATCGCGCCGCATCCCATTTTTAATAATATAAAATCCAATGTTTGTCCATCCTGCTTTGCTTTGAACCGGTTCAAGAATTTTACTTATGTTTTTTAACTTGGGAGTGAATTCATATTCAACTCCGCTATTTTCCCACACAAACCGGTCTCGTTTATTTTTGTCCAACCAGTGCTCAATAATATCTTCCTTGATTCCTGCATAATAATCTGGACGTGAACCACTAAAATAGTCATACAATGGCAATTGTTGAACTGATGCCGACTCATAATCCCTGTATGAAATATCCATGCTTGTTTTGCCAAATATACAGTCAAATCTGTCGCTCAAATCCATTGTTTTGCGTTCGCTGGAAAACTGCTTCTCAAAGCATTCGTGTGTGGTTAATGAATATTTCAATTCAATGGTTGTTCCCATGGGTTCACTTCTATCGGCGTTGAATTCATCAATCTCTTCCCGTGTCATTGCAATTTGCTTAATCATTCCTGTGTATTTACCTTGCTCCTTCATCTTGTCAAATGGCACAATTGCTTTTAAATAATCGCCATCTTCAGTTCGCGTTAATACAGCAACTTGAGTTGGGTTACCATGCAATTTTGATAATAAATACAAGGATGGTTTTGCGCCCACTCCAGAAACACCCATTGACTTGTCTCCTGCATGATTCTCTCTGAACATATCGAACATGTGGTTAAGTCGAGTTATATCCATTCCTTTACCATTGTCTATAAGTTTGATTTTGTCTCGACACACATTGATGAAAACACGTGTTGAACCACAATCATGACTGTTTGATAATAATTCGGAACCTCCTTTTTTATGAGTGAAACCCTTGCGGTCAAAACTATTGATAAATCCGCGCTCATCAATTGAACCACAAGTTCCCAATACAGTGTCTACACAATCTAACATTTTTATTTTAAGTTATGGTTTAAGTTTTGTCTTTTGTCTTTTGTTATGAAGAAAAAACAAAGATCAATTTTTGGGGAATGTGTGCCGACGTATGTAATATCCCTCTGTGTTGGCAAGTCCTGAAAATTGATTTTGTCTTTTCCTTCAGAACAAAAGACAAAATAAAACTTAAATCATAACAATGAACACCAAATACACAGAATCGCAAATCACCGAATTGAGGCAATATGCCGAATTCTATGACTTATCATCAATAAACGAAGCAATTGATTACTGCACCAAATGCCACTTCTGCGGAAGAAAATGTGAGATTAGCATTCACACACAC